GCGCAAGTCGTGTAGTAAACAGGCGGTCCACACCGTCGTCCGGGTCCCCATCGTCTAGAGGCCTAGGACACTACCCTTTCACGGTAGGTACCGGGGTTCGAATCCCCGTGGGGACGCCACCTTACTCCCGGTAAGGCTGGCAATTTTGTACGACACCACAGCTTCCATGCTGGCCGGGTCGAGCACAACCTTATCGACAATCGAGCCGATCGCGTCTTTCAGCAGGTCCGGCTCGGCATCCATTTGTTCGGCAATTCCAGCGAGAAACCGTTTCACGTCGGCCAGGCTCAGGCTGCGCAGTGTGGCGCGCGTCTTGTCGTCTTCGGTCGCCGCGTCGATCTGGCTGGCGATGTTCTCGCGCTCGGCTTCCAGTTTCTCCAGGGTGCGCAGCAGCGGCGCCGGCGCGCTCGTCTCGCCCAACAGCCCGGCCAGTTTCTCGGCCTGCCGGTCTATTTCCGTGATCCGGGCGGCAAGTCTGGCCAGGGTATTGTCGCGAGTCGCCGGCTTGGCCTGTTCCCGGTAATGCTCCAGCACGGACTTGGCGAACGCATCGCCGGCAATGTCGCCCGCAATCACGGCCAGCACGGCGCGGTCCACCTCGGCCGCCTTGATGCGCTTGCCCTTGCCGGCCCGATAGAACCCCTCGCCGTCGACGTGCCATTTCCTGCCGTCTGGCGTCAGCAGCAGGCCGGTCAGCAGGTAGGTTCCAGCGGCGGGTTTGTCGCGGGTGAGCTTGCGCGACTCGACGGTGGCAAGGATGGCTTCGGCTTCTGCCTCGGTAATCAGCGCCTCATGGGTGTCGCGTTGAATCACCCACTCGTCGCGCGGCCGGTACTTGTTGCCGCCGACATACCCGTGTTCCCCGCGCTCGGCGTGGCGGTTCCAGCAGGTGTGTCCGGCGTAGGTCAGCGCGTTGCGCTCCATCGACAGCAGCGTCGTCACCGGCCAGTCCTGCCCGATCTGCTTCAGTGCGGCGACGCGCGTAGTTCCGCGCGCCCGGTGCTGCAGGTAGGCCCGCACCAGCATGGCGTCGTCGCCCGGCAGCAGTTTGGACTTGGTGACAGCCTGGCCCTCGCGCACGGCACCGGTGGCGATGGTGTCGAGCCGGTAGCCCTTGGGCGCAATGCCGCCTGCTCGGTAGCCCTGGCGCACGTTCTCGGCCATGCCGGCAAGCCCCTTGGCCCTGGACGTGAGCGAGTGCCATTCATCCATCGCTTGCAAAATGGACTTCAGCAGCATCTCAGTGATGGGGTCGCTCTCGGGCAGGCTCTTGTAGAGCACCTTGACCCCGGCCTTCTTGCACTCCGATTCCTCGAAGATGATCGACAGGTGGCGGCGACGGGCGATGCGGGACGTGTCGAGCACCAGGATGGTGTCCCAGCTGCGGCGCGGGTTGCGCAGTTCGCGCAGCAGGGACTGAAAGCCCGGCCGGTCGTCGTCTTTGCCAGACAGCACGGCGTCGGAAAATTCGGCCACAATGGGAATGCCGCGGGCCGCCGCCATTTCCTGCAGGGCGCGGCGCTGGGCGTCGATCGAAACGTCGCTTCGATCCTTTGAGCTTCTGCAGTACAAGGCGGCTGACATCCGCCAAGTTTAGCAGGTGACTACGAGTTGAACGCCACCAGGGCGGAATAGTACGACTCGCACAGGTCTGGCGGATACCCCGCTTCGTACAGCGCGGCCCGGAATATCCTGTGCGCAACCTGTGCTGGAACCGGTGGATTATCGCCGCGCCGCAGGAAGTCATGCAACACGCCCTGCTTGAAGCCGTGCCACACGCCTGAACCGAAGTAGCGCATGGCGAGCGCCGCCCCAACGACCGGGAGCGCAGCAAGCGCCATCGGCACCGATGCGCCGTCAGTTCTGAAATGCTTGGGAACGGTGTAGGTTTCCCCGGTCAGCTCGCATTCATACTCAAGCGGCGCGAGCGTGATCCAAGGGAATGCGCTGCGGTCGTCCAGGAACTGGATTTGCAGCGGCGTCAGGAACATTACAGCCAGCCGTTGATTTCAGCCGTTGCCTTGATGCGGCCATACAGAGACAGCACGGCACCGATAGCCCCACTGATCTGCAACGGAAGCTCAGGGTCGTCCAGCCCTTCGACCTTGACGCCGGCCATCAGACAGAATGCCGAAATGCCGGCAATGAGGGCGCCCCAAACGCCAGAAGATGCCAATGCGGGTTTTGCTTCGTTCATGCTCTGCTCCTTTACAGTGGTTGGTACTGCGTTTTGCCGCCGACATGGCGGGCCTTGAGAAATTGCTTGCGCTGGCGTGGGCCAAAGCTCACATGCACCCACGCCCCGAATTCGTCGATGCACTGGTCAACTGGCAAGCCCATCTTGCGGATGAGCGTAACCGTGTCGGCAATGCTCATGCCCGGGATGGTGAAGTCTGCCGCCTGACCCTTGCAATGCTGGCTCGTCGCTGCCCCGCTGATTCGCCGGTTCACCGTCACCGATCGGAAGCCGCTCGACACGACGACGGGCTTCTTGACGCGATCGCGCAGCGGTTGCAGGATGTTTTCGCACAACAGACGCAGGCACTCGATCTGCCCGGCGTTCGGCGTGTTCTTCAGGCCGGAGCGTGCCGCCTCCTGGCTGATGGTCAATTCGTCGATGGTGAAGTTCTTGGAAAGGTTCATCTGTCAGCCTTCCGGTCGATCTTGTTCTCGATGTTGTCGAGCTTCTTGAACAGCGCGTCGAGCTTGGCGTCGAACTCGCTGCGCGTCGGGTAGTTGCCGGCGACCAGTACCTCGACCTTGTTCACTTTGTCGGCCAGTTGCGTGTCGGCCTTCTGCAAATCGCGGATCGTCGTGTACAAGGTATTCAGTAGCCATCCGAAAATCATCATCAGCGCGCCGACAACGACGTTGAAACCAGTCTGAAAGAATTCACTCATCGGCCTCTTACCATTTCACCTGTTTTATCTTCTCGTGGTCCGTCTCGTCCGCGATTTCCATCTTCAGCGGCCGCGCCTTGGCGTGCTGCGCGTCGGCAAACATCGCCAGGGCAACCGCCATGCCGAGCACGCCATCGGCGTCGAGTTCGAGCGTGCTGTCGTCGGCACACGTCCAGACCACGGCATAGGGCAGGCCGGCAGCTTTAGCCGCCAGCGCGGCCACGGCTGCCCCGGTGACCGCCATCACCGAGTCCCGGTCTGAGTCGATCATTTTGCCGAGGTACGGGAATCCGCCGAGAATGGTGTTGTTGCGTGCTGTGATCAGCACGGCGCGTGCCTTCTCCTGCACGACCGAAAGTGGCTCGCGCTTGGCGAGAACCTCGGCGGCTGTCAGATCAACACTTGATACGTTGCCTGTTTTGAGGTCGGATATGATTCTTTTCATGGCTAGCCCACCGCAGCGTTGATTGATCCATTGTCGAACGTGTTTGATCCTGTTGCCGTGACCCGAACGCCTGTCAGCGTGTCGCTCAATGTCTTAGAGCCGCCGCCAGTCACGGTGTAGGTCGTTGCCGCTTTGCCGTTATGCTCGGCGATCCATCTGTTCGCCGAGATTTGGATAAGCGTCACGGTCCCGGAAAAGACAGCAGCCGCAGACACACCCATCCTGATAACGAATCCACTTGTTGATTGACTGACACCCGTGCCGGCTGCGGCCATTGCGGCGCTTGTGGAGACGTAGCCCGTTGTTTCAGGGCTTGCGTCGATAAGCTGAACGAGAATGTCGTCGGTTCCTGACAGGCTTACTTCATCAAAAACGAGCGTGATGCGTTTTGCTGTTGCGGGCACGCCGGTAAAGTCGAATTCAGTTTCGCTCCCGGTGGCTGTCTGTGCGGTGCCTACTGTCATCGACAGCGCAGCAATCGCCTGCGCCGTTCTGAGAGGATTCATCCAGCGAGTCTGCAGCGCACCCGCCTCGGCCTCGGCCTGTGACGCCTCTGAAATTTCCGCAGGGGCAGCCGAACCGCCAGACACGTTACCGAGCAGCTTCCCGTCCGCCATGTCTACAATCTTTGCCAGCGTCACAAACTTGTCGGCGAACTTGGCGCGGCTGGTGGCGTCGGCGGCGAAATAGCCGTCCGCAATCTTGGCGCGGCCGGCAGCGGTGGCGGCCAATGCTCCAGCGGCCAGGCTGGCAACGGTCACGGTCCCGTCTGCCGGGCTGCCGGCTTCCAGCGCGACGGACTGGCATACCTCGACATTCGCAGTCCCGGAAGCGGGGGCGACATCAAAGGTCAGCGTCGTATTGCTGATTTCGTACTGGTCTTTTCGGAGGTAGGCGCCACCGACAAAGACATAGGTGTTGCCCTTGATGCCGGGGGCGCGCGACAGGGTGAACGCTGTCTGTGCGCCGGTTCCGTCGAAGGTGTCGGTGGTGAAGCTGCCGGACGATACGGAAATCGCAAGGGCTGACAGCGCGGTAATGTCGAGGTTGCCGTTCGCGTCGAACGAGATCAGGGACGAAGCCCGCTCGCCGGGCGTGTAGTTGATGAGCTGGTCGGTCAGTGTGTCGACCGGGAGCTTCAGGGCGCGAACGTAGTCCTGCGCGAACTTCTGCATCGCCAGCCACAGGCGGTCCATGTCTTCATTGACGATGGCAGCCGGGAAGCTGCCGAACTGCTGATAGTCCGTCTCGCGCTGCAGAACCGGATCGAGCGAGATCACCACGACGACGCCACTCGCTGGCGCCACGCTGAACGTCACGGTGCCGCTCGAAGCACCGACGGCAACGGTGAAGCCGGAAGTCTGCTCGACCCCGTCAAGCGTAATCAGCAGATCGTCGGCGTCGGTGACTTTGAACGAGAACGGGAAAACGGTGGTCGAGCCGTTGGCAATGGCTGAGCTTACGGTTACTTGGACAGGCACTGTCATGGCGATCCCCTTTCGCCAGAATTCTAGGGGGGTGCCCGGACGGATTCCCGACTTTAAGACGACCGCTCGAACTCGACCTCATGCACGCCGCCATTGGGCCGCCATTCGCCCGCCTCGACCCCAAGTTCGCCGGGGGTGACGTTGAGCCGTTCCGGGGTGTCGGTGATCGCGCCGGCCGTTACGTCGAGGTAGTCGTCGGCCTGGTTCTTCGCCAGCGGGTTGAAGTCCTTCATCTGGCCCCACAAAGGCCCGTTCAGCACGTCGACATGCGCCCACAGCATTTTCGAGGAAAGCACGTCCTCGTATGATTCGATGATGCGGCGGTTCTTGTTGAGGACGGCGGCCTCCTCGACGATGCCGCAGCGCAGGCCGAACTGCTTCAAGGCGGCGCGCAGGACGGCCGGGGCGAACTGGCCTATCCCGTTCGTCTCGACTACGATGCGCGGGATGCGGTACTGCTTCACCAGCGCGCAAATCTGGAACACCTGGCCGCCGATGATCGTCTTGCCGTCGGCGGCGAACTCGGCGACCTCGCCGGTCAGAGCTTCGGCCTTGTGGATGTAGCGCCGCCCAAACAGATCCTGCAGCACCAGCCCGAAGGCGGACACGTCCGAACCCAGCTTGGCCGATGACGGGTCCCAGCGCCCGGCCATGCCGGCAATCTGGACTTTGCCGAGCCACATCGACGGCTGGCGGTTGGCGACCCGGATCGTTGGCTCCACCGCGTAGGGGATGATGCGCGCAGGGTCGATGCGGATTTCGGAAACGGGCTTGGAATGCAGTTGATACTGGCTATCCCATTCGTTGATGGTGCGGGTGCGCGTGCGGCGCTTGGTCAGTTCCTTGCGGTTGAAGCGTTCCGGCCACGCGCTACCCGAGTAGCAGTCGATCAGCCCGCCCGGAGGCTTGGCGAACGTCAGGCGGCCATCGGCGAAGGTATAGTCCGCGCCCTCGGTCAGCAGTTTGGAATGCTCGCCGATGCCGAAGAACACGAACTCGGGGCGGAAGCTGATCCGGTATTCGGTGCGGGTCGCCTCCTCGATCCTGAATTCGTGCTCGAACATGCGGATGGTCAGGCAGTTGGCGCCCATCCGCTCCATCTCGTCGTACAGCGAGTCATGCGTGTGCGGCGTGCCGATGAACAGCATCCGGCCCCCAGGGACCAGAATGTGCGTCTGCTCGCCGAGCCGGTAGCGCATCATCTCGCGCGCTTCCGGGTTGCCGATGTTCTTCGGGGCTTCTACGTCGTCGTTCTGGATTTCGTCGGCGCGGCTCGACGTGATGCCGCTGGTGATGCCGGCCGCCTGCATCGAGGGGTTGCGCTCGTCGTCCGCCCCCGGTACCCACCAGAACGCCGACTCGCCGCGAATGTTCGCCAGCGCGCGGGTCATCGGGTGTTTTGCGATTACGCGCTTGGTGTCGCGGCTGGTCTTGTAGGCGGTCTTGTCCTGGTCGCCCTGGTGCAGAATCCGGTGCCCGGGGTCTTCGTGGTAACGCCAGGCGTTGTAGATCGCCAGCAGGGTCGATTTGCCGAAGCCGCGAAAGCAGCGCAGCACGCCCAGCTCGCCGAAGGTCGCCAGCCAGACCGCCGCCTGAATATGGATGTCCGGGACCGTCCAGCCCATGCGGTCGGCCCAGCACAGGAAGAACGCCAAAAAACGAACTTCAGGTGGACTTTGAGCGGCTTTGGATGTCACGCAATAAGTCCTTGGCCTTCTTCTCGTACTTGTCGATTTCGCCCTCGGCGTCGTCCTCGTCCAGCGGGTTCGACTTGTTGTTTCCGTCGCGTTCGGCGAGGTCGAGCACGCGGGCAAGCAGCGTGCCGGTCTGGATCGCGTTCTTCTTGTCCCAGTAGCGCCCCCCGCGCGTGTCCTTGTCCATGTCGGCCGGCGGCAGGCCGACGCCGCTCCATGTTGCCGGGTCGGCTTCTTCGAGGAACACTTCGCCGATCTGCTCGGCGAGGTCGTTCAGGCGGTCGATTTGATCCTTGCGCATGTCATTCCCCTACGGCCGCGCCGAAATCGGGCGCGCGTTCCGGCAGAAATTCGCCGGGTTCCCAGTAATAATCCTGATTCCAGTCCTTCATCGCCCTGCTGCGCATTCTACCCAAATAGCCAGGGTTCACGGCCTCCTGCGCGTTGTGAACGAAGGCGTGCTCCCAAGCGCCGCGAATCTGCCACAGCGAGGCATAGGGCAGTTGCGAGTTGGTCCAGCGCAAGGCCTCGGCCCCGGCGTTGGTGTCCTTGCCTTGCGCGGCCTGCCATGCGTTCGTGAACAGCAGGTCGCCCACCAGCCCGCCCGCCGCGCCGCCAGCCGGGCCGGCCACGGTGCCGAACGCTTGCTCGAAGTTGTTGCCGCGCTGCTCGGTCGGGTCTTTGGTCAGCATGTCGCCGAGATAGCCCATGCCGCCGCCCTGCGCCAGAGCCTTGGTCCAGAACTTCGGGTCGGTCATGTCGTAGGGGTCTTTGCCGCTGAGAATAGCCTTCTCCTGCAGCACGATGGCGCCGAGCATCATCAGCGACACATTCAGCCCGGCCAGCACCGCGATGCGGTTGATCGTCGCCCCGGCTTCGGTGGTCGCGCCGAAGCCTGCCGGCGCGCCGTCCAGCCCCTGCGGGGTGTCGAACAGCCGCCCCCAGTGCCGGGTCAGCATGGCGGTCGGAAAACTCTTGAACTGCATGAACGAGCGCATCGCCTCGCCCCGGAACGTCCCGGCCGGCATCCCGCCCCCGGTGACGATGGCGCGGGTCGCCATGTCGGGATTGACCACGGCGAACTGCGACTCGTCGGAGACGAAGGCCATCCACTTGGTGGCGATCTGCTCGGCGCCGTCCGCCCCGGTGGCAACGATGCTTTCGCGCGTCAGATACTTGGCGCCGTTGCGCGCGGTTGGTGTGGCCTGGCTGATCACGTCCCAGTCGGCTTCGGTGATCCCCTTGCGCCCCATCAGCCACTGATCCCAGGCGTCGAGCTTGGCCCACGGCTTGCCGGCCTTTTTGGCGAAGCCCTGCATCAGGGTTGCCGAGAATGCCGAGCGCAGGCCGTCCGTCCAGGCGTTCATGAATGACAGCTTCATCACGCTGGCCGCCACCCGCCCGGTGAGGTTGTGCGTCATGTGGTCGCCGGTGAAGCGGTTGATCGTGCTGGTGAGGTTTTCCGCGATGATGCCGTGCGCCTGCAGGAATTCGCGGTGATCCTTGCTGAAGCCTTTCTTCAGGTTCGACAGGTAGGCGAAATACGGCAGGCGGTTGTAATGCAGCGTGGTGGCGACGGTCCCCACGTCGGTCAGTGAGGTGATGACGGCGCTGCCAAGCTTGGCCGCGGTCTGGATGTTGCGCACGTCCTGAAAGCCGCTGGCGATGGTTTCGTTCTGCGGCGTCGAGGTCTTGCCGCTGAGAACGTCCCAGTAGGCTTCCGGGGTGTTGCCGAACGCCCGGTTCTTCACCGTGCCGGCGCCGTCCGCGCGCTGCGCCAGATCCGCCTGCAGCCGGAACTGAATCTCGGGGTTCGGCCCGTAGCGCTCGACCAGCCCGATGTTGCGAGTCATGTGGCCGATGTGCCCGATCATGGCGTCGTACAGGCTGCCTTCGCCGTAGTCCTTCATGTAAGCCATCCAGGCGTCACCGTCCTTGAAGTGCAACACGCGGCGGTCGCTGCCGGCGTTGGCGCGCTTGCCGGCGCCCTTGAACTGCCCCGGCTCGACCTTGTTCATGCCTTCGCTGGCAAGCGTGGCGTGAACCTTCTCCAGCATCGGGATCAGCTCGGCATCGCTCATCGCAGCGCCGTTGGCCTTCAGGTATTGCGCGCGGTCGAGCAGCGGCAGCACGGTGGCCGCCCAATCCTTGGCGCTGGCGGCCATGATGCGGGTGGCGTCGTGGACTTGCGACAGGTAGCCATAGCCCAGTTTTCCGACATCGCCCCCGGCCGCGTTGAAGCGCAGGCGCAAGTTCTCGATGGTCTTCAGCCAGGCGTCCGCCGCCACCTTGGCCGCCTTGTTTCCCGTGGAACCGTCGGCGCTCCTGAACACTTCGCGCACCACGTCGGCGGTCATGCGCGGATTGTCCATGTTGAAAATGCGGATTCCAAGGTTGCGCAGGACACCGGTGCCATCGGTCGACGCGGCGGCGTCCAGCAGGTCGGTCATGCCCGATACGGCTTCGTCGTGCATGGCGTGAACGTAGTTCTGCGAGTTCTGCATGTCGCGCGCCAGCGCCTGCGAACGGGTGACTTTCATGGCGGACAGCTTCTTCATGTCTTCGACGCGGGTGTTCGTCTCGGCCGTCTTCAGCACCTGCAGCGCGCCGAGGTGTTCGGTGCGCGCCGCCTGCTCGGCCACGTCGGCCATCGCCGCCTGCGCCGCTTCCGTCACCCGCTGCTCGCGGGAAAGCCCCAGCCAGCGCTGCCGATCCTGCCGCGCGAGGTCGCTCATCTTGGCGGTGATGGCTTCCTCGATCTTCGCCAGTTTGGCATCGCTGATCTTGCGGGTGCCTGCCGCTGCGATGATTTGTGCTCTACACTTGGGAGTCATGTGGAAATTCCTCGAATTGCTGGGCTACTTGGGCATCATGCTGGCGACCGTCCCGCTGGTCGGCCTGCTGACGTTTGGCTCGCGTAAAGAGGCCATCCGGTACAGCAAGGCATGGGCCAAGGGCGTCGGCTGGCTTGTCGCGGCGGCGGGCGTCATCGGTCTGGTGCTGTACCCGTTCATCAGTTGAGCAGGCAGTCCGCCGCCACTTTCAGAAGATCGGCGTCCAGCGCCCCCAGTTCGTCGTCCAGCCCTTCCTGAGCCTGCTTCCTGATCGCGTCCAGTTCGTCGGCTGCGGTGGTATGGGTGCCGTCGTCCTTCAGCGCCACCGGCATGTCGGGCTGTTCGGTCTTGATGGCTTCGGCGCGGGTGGTGATGGGGTCGGCGGTGGCTTCACCGGGGGCGGTGTCAGCTGCCTTGGCCGGCGTGGCGTCAACCGCATCGCGCACGGTGACGGGTTCGACAATGGCAGGCGTGGCCGTCTCCGCGCCCCGTGCCGCCTCCATCGACTGAACGAACGGCGCCGGGTCGGCCGCCTCATGCACATCGCGCGCAATCGTCAGGTTCTGCACCATCGCGGCGTCGATCTGCTCGGGCGTGGCCTTGGGAGCGGTTGCTTCCGGTGCCACGTCCGGGGCCGCTTCCGGCGTGCCAGCCGGTTTCCCCCCCATCCTGCCGCGCATCGCCCACGCGCCGAAGCCGGCCGGCAGCAGGGTAGCGACGGCCAGCCCTACCGGGTCGAGCGGGTCGTATTGCGCGGCGATCTCGGCATAGTCGGCGCTTTCCAGGATGGATTTTGTCGCCTGCATTTCGCCCATGAAGGCCAGCGGGCCGCCCGCCACGACCAGCCCGACCGTCTGCTTCACCGTCTGCCCGGCCACCGGCAGCGCGACAAAGGCGGTTGATACGGCGCCATGCAAAGCCCCGACCTTGGTGCGGGTGGCCTTGTCGACGCCCTGCTCGGCCAGGTCTTCGGCTGCGGTCATGCCCTCGGTCACGCCGAACGCGAACGCGCCCGGCACCGGGCCAAGGGTCGCCACGCTGCCGACCGCCTTGGTGATCGCCTTGGTGACGCCGAACACCATGTTCTCGGCCAGCCCTGCGGTCAGCGGATCGGGCCGCATGTCGCGGCTGAACTCATAGGCCGGCTTCGCTTCCGGGTTGCGCCAGTTGATCCCCTCGGTGGTCAGTCTGTCGTAGGCCTCGCGCGCCTGCTGCTGCGCCTTCTCGCCGACCAGCGGATTGCCCGCGTACTGGATCGCCGCCGTCTGCCCGTAGGCGCCGGCCACGTCCATCAGGTTGGCGCCCACCTCGGCAGCGCCCGCCGCTACCGCGCGAACCGGAGCCGTCCATCCGCTGTGCTTGGGAATCGGCTTCTCGGCCTCCAATGGCCGCGCGCCCATCACGTCGAGCGCCTGGTCGGTGCTGTCCTGGTACGAGTCGAGAATACCGCTCATGGCTTGACCCTGATGTAGACCGGGCGGCCCTGGCTGTTGGTGACCGGCCTACCCCGCACGATGACGGCATAGCGCCCCGGCCCGGCGTAGATCAGCTCCTGTCCAGGAATGGACTTCGCGAATTCTTCCACCGACATTTCAACCCCACCCGCACGCACCAGATAAGACGATTCTTGCAGTTTGTGAAGGCTTTTCGCGTAAGCAACGGCGTTTTCAGGGGTGTCGAATTTCCCGAGGTGCTTTCCGGTTTTTAGATAACTCTGAACAGACTCATCGTCCGACAATATTTGCCCGTCATCGCTGACGGTTGGAATCAAAACCTCGGCCCCGTTAATTCCAACGTTTATAGATCGAACCGTGGAAATGCTTCCGTCTTTATTCTTTACAGACGGGCGCTTTCCAAGATCAATGTTCCCAGGCTCTGACATCCCTTTCGCCCGCTTATCGCCCGTCGATCCGGTCTGCTTCATTATCTCAGCCGGGCTGATATTACGCAGCTTGTCCTTGAATTCGCCGTCATCCATGCCGGCCGGGATCGGGAGCTTCTTGCCGTTGTGCTCGATGATGTCGCCGCCGACCGCGATCCGCACGGCGCGCTTGATGTCGCTGCTGCTGGCGCTGCCGCCGTTCTCCTGCGCAATCCCGGCGGCGATGAAGTAGGCCGCTTCCTTCACCGCGCCCGACGCGCGCTCGTCGGGGAATGCGCCGTCGACCTTCTTGGAAATTTCTGCCTGCAGGTCGTTACGCGAGAATCCAAAACTGTCCTTGATGTTCAGCTTGTCCTTGATGGCGGACGCGCCCTTGAGGATCAGCTCCGAGGTGTAGCGGCCGGCGGTGGTCTTTGATCCAGACGATGCAAACGCCAGCCCGAGCGCCTTGTCCTGGCCGTCGAGCTGCTGCGCCATCGCGCGGGAGG